GATTGATAACGCAGTTATTGGCGGCACAACGCCAGCGGCTGGAACGTTTACAACTGCAAACGCCACAACGCTACAAATTGGCGGCACATCGATCACCGCGACAGCAGAAGAGCTAAATCATTGTGACGGCGTTACGTCAAATATTCAGACTCAGTTAGGTGCAAAGGCGCCAACTGATTCGCCAACATTTAGTGGTAGCACTTTCAGAGTGGAAAACGATTCAGGAGATTTATCTTCTTATTTTGTTGGAGGAGCTGCTGCTGGAGATGATTGCATTATAAGATGTGCAATTCAAAACAATACTGGAGCTACTGCTCTTTGGTTTGGTGATAGCGATGTTGGATACGTTGGTCGTATCCAATACCAACACAGTACCGATCACATGAGTTTTTATACTAATAACGCTGAAGATATGCGTCTTGAAACGAATGGTGATCTTCATGTTGATGGTGACGTGATTGCATACTCAACCACAATTTCTGATGAGCGTTTAAAAGAGGATGTCAAACAAGTTGAAGGCGCTCTTGATAAGGTCAATCAATTGCGCGGTGTCACATTTAAGTACAAGACAGATGGTAAAGTGTCTGCTGGCGTGATCGCTCAAGATGTCGAAAAAGTGTTGCCAGAGGCTGTAACTGAAAAAGAGATTCCTCTTAAGCAAAATGATGGTGAAACATATAAGACAGTGCGTTATGATGCACTTCATGCATTGCTGATTGAGGCTATTAAGGAATTAAGTGACGAGGTAGCCAAGCTAAAAGGAAATAAATAATGGCTATACAGAGTTCAGGCCAAATAAAGCTGTCAGAGATAGCGTCTGAATTCGACGATTCAGCGCCACATTCCATGAGCGAGTTTTATCGTGGTGGAGGCAAAGTTCCTGACGTTGCTTTAAATAATAATGTTCCGACATCTGGGCAGATTAAGTTCAGCAATATGTATGGAGCAACAAATTATACTCCCGGATCTCAAGACTATACTAGCGCTGGAACTTTTTCATTTACTGTTCCAACAGGAGTGTCCTCCATAACAACAATAGCTTCTGCTGGAGGAGGTAGCGGCGGAACAGGTTGGTGTTGTGATGTTTCATGCTCTGGCGGTGGAGGCGGAGGCGGTGGAGGCGGTTCGGCTGTGTCTGGATCACTAAGCGTTACTCCCGGTCAAGTTTTAAGTATTACCGTAGGGGCAGGTGGCGCAGCAAGAGGTGGCGCAAGTCAAACAGGAGCTACTGGATCTGCAACAACTATTACAGGCACAGGAGTTAGCATTTCATTAAACGGAGGCGCTGGAGGTAGATCTGGAGCTAATAATACTGCTGGTGGTGCTGGTGGCGCTGGAGGTACTGCTTCATCGACAACTGGACTATCTAGTGTAGTTGGTGGATCTGGTGCAAATGGCGGTCAAGCTAATCCATCTGGAGGATGTGTTTCTGGTCAATCTGGATCATCAACTGTGTTTGCATCTGGTGGCAGTGGTGGTAGTGCAGGGCCATTTTCTGGTGGCGGTGGCGGCGGTGGTGCATCGTATGGAAATGGCGGTAGAGGTCAAAACGGAAGTAATAATTATGGCGGTAGAACTGCTGGCGTTCGTGGGGGCGGTGGTGGTGGATCTGCTGATGAATCAACTAGCAGTTCTGCTGGCGGAACAGGATATGTGAGTTTTGTATGGTAAACACAACGCAAAAAGAAATAAACGATCGTTTGGAGCAAACTCCAGAAAATAGAAGATCTGATGAATTGACTGCTAAAGAACGAATTAATTTATGCAATTCATGTGAGCATAAAACATCAAGGCTTGGCTTTGATGCTTGCAACCAATGTGGATGTTTTATTTATTTAAAAGCACATATTAAGTATTCCAGATGTCCAATAAATAAATGGGAAATTGAGGAATTATAAATGGCATTAATTCCATTAAAGCTACCGCCGGGCGTTTATAAGAACGGCACAGAGTTTGAGCAATCAAACAGATGGCGTGACGCAAGTTTAGTGCGTTGGTCTGAGGGCAGTATGCGACCGGTTGGCGGATGGACTGATTTTGTTACATCTGGCATAGCCGCGCCGCCTCGAGGAATGCATGGTTGGCGAGATTTAGACGCTAATAACAATCTTGCGGCTGGAACGTATGAAAAACTGTACGCAATAAGCTCTGCTGGCACTGTTACTGATATTACACCAACTTCATTTACATCAGGCAGGCAAGATGCCCAACAAAACACAGGATATGGTGGCGGATTATACAACGTAGGATCGTATAGCACTCCTCGAGTGCCAAGTGCAAATTGGTTGCCAGCAACGACGTGGGCGCTCGATAACTTTGGTCAGGATTTAGTTGCTTGTTCATCGACCGATGGAAAGCTACATTTATGGGACGTTGACGGAGGCGGTGTCGCCGCACCAATAACTAATGCGCCAATAGGTAATCAAAGTTTGATTGTTACCGAGGAGCGGTTTCTGTTTGCTTTGGGCGCTGATAATAATCCTCGTAAGATACAGTGGTGCGATAAAGAAAACTTAACGTCATGGACGCCAGCGGCAACAAATGAAGCTGGCGACATTGAGCTGCAATCCTCTGGAACGATTCGATCTGCAATTAGAATTAGAGGCAGGACGTTAATAGTTACTGATGCTGACGCTCACTTGGCTACCTATCAAGGGCCGCCGTATGTATACGGATTTGAACGCGTTGGCTCTGCCTGCGGTACTGATTCACCAAAGTCATTGGTTGCGGTAGATCAAGCTGCATTTTGGATGGGGCAAAAAGGATTCTTTTTCTTTGATGGATCAATTGTAAAAGAGCTTAACTGCGAAGTTAGCGATCATATATTCCGAGATATAAACACAAACCAAATCAGTAAAGTATACGCCACGCATAACAGCCGCTTTTCAGAAATCTGGTGGTTCTATGCTAGTGAAGATTCTACAGAGAACAATCGTTATGTTTCATACGATTACAAAGACAATATATGGATGATTGGCGAGCTGTCTCGAACGGCTGCTATTGATACTGGCATTTTGCGTTATCCAATATGGGCTGGCCCAAATGGAGAATTGTATTTTCAGGAATATGGATTTAATCACGGAGGCGCGACGCAATTTGTTGAATCTGGGCCAATAAGTCTTGGTAATGGTGATAACATTATGCACGTTACTGATTTAATTCCAGATGAGTTAACTCAGGGCGACGTAAACGCCAAGTTTAAAACTAGGTTTTATCCTAACGGCACAGAAAGCGAGTTTGGATCATTTACAATGGCTAATCCAACAAACGTTAGATTTAGTGGCAGACAAATAAGAATGAGAGTTGAGACTACGGTCAATAATGATTGGCGAGTTGGCACGATGCGAATCGAGGCTAAGGCTGGAGGTAAGCGTTGAGTTCTACTCCTCCACCATTAGGCGGCAGCTGGCGAGAATGGGCAGAGCGCCTTAACAACTTTATTGCTCGAACAAAGAATAAGCTAGAATTTAGGTTAACTGGCGATTCTGCGTCTGAAGATGGCATTATGCTTTGGGACGCATCAATAGATCATATGGTCGTCTCAACAAATGGCGCTTTTCAGCCCATTCCATACGGTGAAAACTCATACGGATACTTTGCCGACTTTAACAACCAGTCTGCTACAACAATCAATACAGCGACAGCGATCACATGGGATACAACGGCGTATTCGCACAATATCTCGGTAGATGGCACTGACGCGAGCAAGATTGTATTTGAGCGATCTGGCGTGTATCGATTAAATTTTAGTGCTGAAATTACTTCAAGTTCAGGCAGCACGGTTACGTTCTATTTTTGGCCTCGAATTAACGGCGTTAATATAGCCAACTCAACGATGGTGACTACGCTGCACAACAATGGGCAAAAGAAAATAATAAGTAGATCTGGCGTTTTTAATGTTAATGCCAACGATTATTTGCAATCAATGTTTGCCGTAGATAGCACAAATGGCTCTTTATCAACGACTGCGGCAACTGCATTTTGCCCGTCATCGCCATCTGTAACGCTATCTGTGGCGGAACTTTATGTGCCATGAAACAAAATCAAGCACAAAAAGGCATGGTTGATGAAATTATTCGCTGTCGAGAATATATTGAGAATGCCCTTGCTTATAGTGGGGATACTCACAATTTTGACGATGTCATGCTTGGTATTTTGCTTGGCAACTTTCAGTTTTGGCCTACGGATAATTCTTGCATGGTTACTGAAATAATAAATTATCCAAGAAAAAAAGTATTTCACGTTTTTTTGGCTGGTGGTAGTCTTAACGAAATTAAAGCATTCCACAAGCCAGCAACTGAGTGGGCTAAGGCTCAAGGATGCTCTGCAATGACATTGACAGGGCGTCCGGGATGGGAGAAAGCATTGGCAAGCGAAGGTTGGGAATATCAATTTACAACGCTTAAGAGGGAAATATAATGAGTAGCGGTGGTGGAAAAGGTGGCAAGCAAACAACAGAGGTACAAATTCCTCAGTATTTGCAGGATGCGTCAAGAAGAAATATTGCAAGGGCTGAACAGGTTCAAAGACTTGGATTTACGCCTTACACAGGGCCGCAAGTCGCGGCATTTAATCCAACGCAGTTAGCGGCAATGCAATCAAACATTGGCGCAGCAGAGGCGTTTGGTCTTATGCAACCTAATACATTAACTGCGGCGCAAGGAATGCCAGCACCGCAGACATTTGCAGACGGATCGCAAGGATATTCATCAATGCCGCTGTACGATCAGGCGTTAGCAGAAATGCAACGGCGCAATCCTGCGCAGGTTGCGGCATATAACAAATTATTTGTATAGAGGATAAGTTATGGCTGGATCACCACAAGGCGGAAT